CGCCAGTGTCCTGACCGTTGTACACATCGTGCTTGGTGACGTTTGAGAAGTTCACCACACCTTCGATAACTTGACTTGCCATTGAGATAATCCTCGTTGTTAAAAAAGAGTTCCCGCAGGAACACCTATAGTATCTCACGTTCTGGGCCTCGTGTCAAACCCTTTTTACGTGATTGGTACTTTTTGGCATCTTTCTTCCTGTCCTTGTGTGCGCCTCCTTTGTTGTGATCGTGCTTGGCTACAGGATTCCACCGTCCTCCTGTAGTAACTCCTGTAGTATTACTCATTAGTTTATTCCTTTAGTTTATATCTTTAGTAGTCCTTAATACTACTTAAGATGTTATCATAGTTTTCCTGTAATTGCAACACCTCATCTTGTGAAATATTACCGTCAATAGGTATTGACTCCATGTTCTCTAGCTCCCAATGGGTAGCGATAGAGACTGTCAGACATTCTGTACACATATCGTAGTGCACACCGTTTGCATCTTTCTTCAGTATCTCCAAATCATCTAGGATAACGTCACACGCCTTACACCTCATCGTAACCTCCCTGCCCGTATTTCTCTGGGTCCTTTCTGGTAACCAAAATGATGGCGTTGACTACGCAGAGAAACAGACCTACCGCCCACAGCCCACACCACAACAAAAACAGACCAAGCAAAAAACTCATAGCACATCCTTCATGTTTTCAGTTTCGGGCCAGTTGAACACACCCTCGTACGCCTCTACCAGTTCTGGGTAGGTCATGGCGTCATACCGTTTACGTATCTGGTCCTTTACCATCCTGATTACCGTAGGGAAATCTAGGAAGTTTATCTCGTATTCCGTCAATTCTCTGACCATGATCTCAACATCGTACGCATCGTTCATACTGCCTCCTGTCCGTACCAGCGCATAGGGATGCCACGTGCGTCCCAATCGTCTGCCTTGTAATTGTAGTACACCTGATAGCCTAGCACAGCGTCATCACGTTTGCACTCATCTGGCATACACTGTGGTGGATCTGTGAAGTCACCTGTGGGTATCCCGTTAGGAAGCGCCATGAGCGCGTCTGAGTGCTTTTGCATTGTTGCGTGTACCTTACCATAGCGTTTTGTGTACTCGTGTCCTAGGGCCAGAAGATGCCTTCTGAGCCATCTGTAGTTTTGACTGCTAGCCCTAGCCCACACTGCACTAGGGTGGTTCTTATGTGTTGATTTGTACGCTACCTGCCCCCCGTCAATTTCGTTATGTGCTGTTGACAGTAGCTGTGCTGTCTCCAGTATCATTTTGACCACGTGACGATCACACTGTAGCTCTGCGGCTTCTCGCGGGTCACGTGACAGGTAAAATATATTCATAGTTAATCCCCGTGGTCTGTCCAATGGTAGTCAGCGCCTGCTAACACCTCGTCCTGTATAATAGCATCAAAGTAATCGTAGTTCCACCCTTCGTACAAATCTTTTTCACCTACTGTGATCTTGTCAATGGTCACTAGATCCTGATGATCGTCGGAGTCTAGCGTCCAGTGTATCACTACGTCAAGTGTCGCCCACTCAGCGTCTACCTGTACCTCTGTCTGGTGCTGTCCGTATCGTCTGCTCATTGTCTAGTGTCCTCCTCTAGTGTTAGCCATAGCCAGATTATAGCACAACCAATCCCCCATATCCACAGCACGTCAGTCTCCATCCTTCCACCCCTTGTATTCGCTCAAAACCTCTAGCTTTACGATTACACAGTCCATATCACTGTGCACACGGATGTGCTCTAGCATCCGATCCTTCGCTTCCCATTCATCTTGCCAGCACCCATCTTCGTACCAGTTCCCTGTGTTCTCGCTCCTGTAGTACAGGGCGAATTTGGACATTTCTGGCAAAGCTGTTCGGTTACTCATTAGTTAATACCCTCCCGTGCATTGTATTTCTAGTGTCGTACAGTCAGCTTCAAAAGTTATCCCGCGTTCTACTAATCCCGCGCAAACGTCTAAAAACTCTGTCATATCATAACAAGATATTGTCATTAGTCAAACCTCCCGATTTTTGTCTCGCCTGTGTCGTTATCGCGAATCGCTGTGATCGCGTAAGGGTAGCAGTACATGGTAAATCTGTCAAGGTACGATATTGTGGCGTACGGTTGCAAGTCCGGGTCCTCTGGACTCTGGTACGTGCCACAGTCTGCCACAGTGCCACCAAACGGATACTGAAACCCGCCGTACCCATAAACCTCGTCCATAGCCTCCGACAGCGAGTCTAACGTGTGATCCTCCCCTAGTGCCTGTGTTGCGTGGATAAAAAACTCTGGCAGTATGCCTAAGTACTCCCGTGTCACTTCTGGGTAGTGGCTATGGTTCCAAAATACATTGTAGTCTTTCATGCTTTTACACTCCTCTAGTTTGTCTCACGTATCCTTGTGTATACGCAAAAACTTTCGCTTTATCGTCACGGACCAGCAGATCCGCAAAGTCTGACCCAGTATAGTCACTGTCTGGGTCCTGTCTATAGTAAAAATTACCAGACTTGTATGGGTTGTAAGTGATTTCCGTTTCTGGTAGATGCCTGTCGTACTTCGGCATCTGGGGCCAGTCCATTAGATAACCCACTAACCCAGCGTGTACGTTCTTACGCTTCTCACGTAGGACGCGCTCACGGCCCTTCTGTGACACTCTAGGCTGTACGTCACGCAAGGGTACGTAGAACGTGCGAGCGATCACGCGGCCCTTTTCTGGACCCTCTAGCGCCTTCACGGACCACAGTTTCTTGTGTAAGTTGAAATATACAAATACCTTCATTGTCTCACCCTCTGGCGATCATATCGCCCTGTCGCTTTACCATACTGCGCCCGTGTCCTATGTAGCAGACTACAGACACGCTCTTATCCCAACAAGCACGGCACTTGTCGCACTTGCCCTGTCTTGTGTATGCCTCGCATATTACCGCGTCACTGGGTACTGTGTCAACCGTGGCAATCGTGCTAGTGGTGGCACCCTGTACCGTCTCGCCTGTGATGCTGTCGCTAGACAAGCGTACCACTACGTTAGGCAGTGCCATGAGCCTAGCAAGAACCGTGCCAAACTTGCTGAACTTGTGCATCCGTGTCGGTATCCAGTGCTTGACCCATGGCGTACGTTCGCACACGTCTAGGATCTTGTGCGCTAGACGGATGTCGTACATATCGCCAGAGTCGAACCATCGGAAATACCGATCATTGTCAAGCTCTGCCACCATGTCGTCTGCCCATGCGTCACGCTTCCAGTCCTCGCGGTTGTGCTCGCGTGGTGCACGTACGTTCTTGAAACGGTAGTTTCCCGTGGTGGCATAGCATCCGCTACAGGCAGGCACAAGTGTACCGTCTGGATTCCTAGACGCAGGACACGTGTCTAGCGCCTGCAGTGACCATGACCGGCATGGCATCTTGCTTGCCTTCGATAGTTTTAACATTATGTGCTCCCGTTGGTGCGTTGGTTTACCAGTGAACCCAGAGCGTACCCTAGGCTCACCAGTAACTCAACCCTCCTTATAGTCCTAGTGCTTTGTCTCGTGCTTTCCAGTATTCCAGATCACCCGCGTTCTGTACGTGCTCCGGCATCTCGTGGAACATGTGGTCAATACCAAGCTCGCGCAGTGCATCGTATGCTTGCCACCGGCGCTCGCTGTTGTCGTCTCGTACTGCCTGCTCGACGTTGAAGATCAATCGTGAGATGGCGTACTGCTGTGCTTTGTTTATGTACATAGTGTTGTGCTCCTGTTGTGTTGTGTTGCTGTGTTGTCGATGGGGTAACTATGAGGCATCCAGAGACAGAACACAAGTGTAAATATTACACAGAAATCCCAGGCCCGAAACTGTTGACAGACTTCCGTGATCTGTGGTACTGGCAATGTCAATACCATAGTTTGGCCCGTGTTGTCACGTAAATATTACCATTGACAGCTCAGCCCGTTGTGTGCTTGCGGTTGGCCTGAGGCACCTACACTGGCACACACACTCTGTCAACGTAAATATTTCACTTGTATTCGTGTGTTGTCCGTGGTAGGACTTGGGGCCTCTGGCTTACCACAATGCACAACCCGTGTCAACCCTTGGGGCCATGTGAATATTACCCGTGTTTATCCTTGCGCTGTGGTGTGGCTTGTGTTAGACTCGGGGTGGCCTGTGTTTCGACACGGGGGGAGGGGGATTGACTTGTGTTATGTTGTGGTGTAGCCACTCAGGTTTGCAAGAGGGTAAAATTAGGTAAAAACCCTGTAAAAATAACATAATTTATACCTTAGCTAACCTCTTGTTTTACCTCGTGTTTCCACGGGGGCGGGACTACAGTTAAAAATAGTACAAAAAAGACTTGACTTTTGAGTAAAAGTATGGTAAAATAATAGGCAGATACTAGGATGTATTTAGTAACGCAGGAGTTGGGCTAAGTTATCTACTTAACCGTTCGTATAGATCCCCTCTTCTGTTGCTTCCTAGGCAGGGGACTCATGCGAACTTGAGTAAACACAAGGATAATGGATAATGTCTGAAGAGACACCCAAGAAAAGAGGCAGAGGAAGGCCACGCAAAGGTGAAATTGTAGAAAAAACAGCAGGCTCCAGAGGCAAAGTAGGCAGGCCTAAGGGTGATGCTTCTATAATTAACGAGTACAAGGCTAGAATGTTAGCCTCACCTAAGTCAGCTAAGGTACTAGAGACTATATTTGAGGCCGCTCTGGACCACGATCACAAGAATCAAGCGGCGGCATGGAAGCTGGTAATGGACAGAATACTACCTGTAGGTGCTTTTGAGAAGGAGGTCACCAAAGATGGAAGCAGAAGTGCAATCCAGATTAATATCACTGGGGTTGGAGGCGCAACAGTTGCTGATGGCTATCCAGAGAGTAGCACAATCGAAGGCGAACTCGTGGATTGATGACGCTGAGTCACAGTCTGAGCTTCTTTTTGCGTATCTGAGGTCTAGAGTTAATTGAAATACTTTACCAAAGAAGAGTTTAACTGCCAACATACTGGTGAAAACCGTATGGAAGATGAGTTTTTACAGAAACTTGACGAACTTAGGGGTTTCTGCGGTTTTCCTTTCGTTATCACCAGCGGCTACAGAAGCCCTAGCCATCCGATAGAGGCCAGAAAAGAGATACCGGGAACTCACGCGCAAGGCATAGCGGCAGATATCAAAATAACCAACTCTGCCCACCGGTATTCGATAATAAAAGCGGCCTTAGAGCACGGTTTTACTGGCATAGGGGTCGCTGGTGACTTTATACACGTAGATACACGGGGTACAGCCCCTGTGATTTGGACGTACTGATGTTACATACTAAGAATGTCACTATTACTGCATCCGCTACACCCACAGATGTGGTTGCAGACATCCCCACAGGGTTCGTAGCCTTTATCAACTACATCATGTTACACAACAGAGGCGGGGCAACTAACGCCTGCACTCTGTACCTCGATAATTCTTCTGAAAGTTCTCAAATTTACCTCCTAAACGCTAAAAACGTGGATGACGGTGAAGTGGTCGAGTTTCACGAGGGACAATTTGTACTGTACGAAGGGGACAGCGTAATCGCTTCTATAGCAGACGCAGGAAGCGTTGACGTTGCCTGTACCTTTGATATTGTTGAGGCTTCCTCTATCTTAAGAAACTTTAACAGGGTGTCGTGATGATTACAATAGTTGGTGCTGATTGGTGTCCTGCGTGTCGTAGGGCTAAGAAAACAGCCAAAGAGCACAACATGGAGTACAAATACGTACACATACCTCCGGGTCAAGAAGGATGGGATATGGTAGAGGCCCTGACAGGCAAGCGATCAATCCCCCAGATATTTTACCACTTTGGTGGTTCTAAAGAGTTTAAAGAAGCCCTCAACAGCGTAGGAGAACTTACACAATGAAATCAGTAAACGAAATGGTTATCGGTTTTGGTCTTGCGGTTTTTTTCTCACTGGTAGCTATGTCAGCGTACGGAGAGACTGTTATTAATTACGATGACGGATCTACGTATACTTTGAGCGGTAAAGAAGAAATTTACGTATCTTCACAGCCTCTGTGGGAGCACCGCACCCTAAACAACGGTAATCTCGTACAGATTACAAAACAGAAGCCGTGGGCAAAGCGCGATTACGTTCCGACCCCTGTAGACGCTATGCAACCGGGATCACACGAGTGGTGCCAAGCGTACGTCCCGTGGGCAGAAGGTTTGACGTTTGATATGATTACGTGGCAACGTGCTTGCGACACTAACAACGATGGCAAGTATGGCTGTGGTGACACTCAGTTTGACGACTCAGACGATTCTGGGGTTTGTACGGAATAAGTGGACGTATTTTTTCTAGGCTGTCTAATGATGCTCCCTATGATAACCGGGGGCATCACTTTTTACTATAGCTGGAAAGTAAGTGGCTGACTTAAACGTACAACTGTTGCCTTGGCAACAAGAGGTCTACTCTGATCCTACTAGGTTCAAGGTAGTTGCGGCAGGACGGAGAACAGGGAAGTCCCGTCTTGCGGCTTGGTTACTAATAATCAATGCACTACAGGCCGACAAAGGTCAAGTTTTTTACGTTGCGCCCACTCAGGGTCAGGCCCGTGACATTATGTGGCAGACCCTTCTGGAGCTAGGACACCCTGTGATTGTAGGTTCACATATTAATAACCTACAGATCAAGCTGGTCAACGGGGCCACCATTAGTCTCAAGGGAGCCGACAGGCCGGAGACAATGCGTGGTGTGTCCTTGAAGTTTCTTGTGATGGACGAATACGCAGATATGAAGCCTGACGTATGGGAGCAAATCCTCCGTCCAGCACTAGCTGACCAAAAAGGTTCAGCGCTGTTCATCGGTACGCCTATGGGCAGAAACCATTTCTATGAACTGTACAAGTACGCGGAGTTAGGCGACGATGAGACTTACAGGGGCTGGCATTTCACCAGCTACGATAACCCGCTGTTGGACGCCTCTGAAATCGACATGGCGAAGAAATCAATGTCGAGTTACGCCTTCCGTCAAGAGTTCATGGCCTCATTTGAAGCCAGAGGCTCAGAGATGTTCAGAGAAGATTGGGTCAAGTTTGGGGACGAGCAAGACGAGGGCGACTACTACATAGCGGTTGACTTAGCTGGTTTTGAAGAAGTAAACAAGAAACGAACTAAGAATAGTAGGCTTGATGAAACCGCAATCGCTGTTGTTAAAGTTAGTCCTAATGGTTGGTACGTTGATAATATTATACATGGGCGGTGGAGCCTTGACGAGACTGCCACCAAGATATTTCAGGCCGTTAGAGACTACCGACCCATTAGCGTTGGTATTGAGCGAGGAATCGCAAAGCAAGCAGTGATGAGTCCTCTGATGGACCTACAGAAGCGCTACGGGACTTTCTTTAGAGTCGAAGAGCTAACCCACGGTAACAAGAAAAAGACTGACAGGGTTATGTGGGCGCTACAGGGGCGCTTTGAAAACGGTTACGTAACACTTAAGAAAGGAGATTGGAACAACAGGTTTTTAGACCAGCTATTCCAGTTTCCAGATCCGTTGACCCACGATGACTTGGTTGACGCTTTGGCGTACGTAGACCAGCTAGCGCAGGTTGCGTACCACTACGATTTTGAAATTGACAATCACGAAGTACTAGACGTTGTAGCAGGATACTAATGGTTTTTAGAAAATTTAATACGTACGGAATCTACGCAATCTCTGCCGCGGTGTGTTTTACACTAGGTTACTGCGTGGCGCTTATCTAAGGAAATTACTATGGCAGAAGACATCTTAAGTCTAGACCCGCTTATGATTGAAGAATCTATAGAAGAGTGGGTAATGACCAAATGCGAAAGCTGGCGGGATCACTATGAATCTAACTATGAACAGAAGTTCGAAGAATACTATCGGCTATGGAGAGGTCAATGGGACCCTGCTGACTCAGAAAGAGCATCAGAACGTTCTCGTATTATCTCTCCTGCGCTTCAGCAGGCTGTAGAATCAAGCGTAGCAGAACTTGAGGAAGCCACGTTTGGGCGAGGAAAGTGGTTTGATATTGCAGACGATGTAAACGACCAAGAACGCACAGACGTTCAGTACCTCCGTAAAAAGCTGACAGAAGACTTTGAAAAGTGCAAGATCCGTAAGGCAGTTGCAGAGTGTCTTATTAACTCAGCGGTGTTTGGTGTCGGCATTGGCGAAATCGTGCTAGAAGAAGTAAAAGAGATGGCACCATCAACACAGCCAATTATGGACGGACAGTTGCAGGCTGTGGGCGTAAACATTACTGACAGAGTTGTGGTCACGCTAAAGCCTGTAATGCCTCAAAACTTTTTGATTGATCCAGTGGCTACGTCTATAGAAGACGCTATGGGCGTTGCTATTGACGAGTTTGTGTCTAAGCACTCTGTAGAACTGCTACAGGAGCAGGGCGTATACAAAAATGCCTATATTGAAACAGCGGCTCCTGATACTGACCTAGAGCCTGACCAAGACCTGACAATGTACCATGATGACAAGGTACGTCTCACGAAGTACTACGGCCTTGTTCCTCGACAAATGCTTGAAGCTGAAGGGGCAGATGTTGATTCTGACTCTCTGTATGTAGAAGCAGTCGTAGTTATTGCTAACGGCGGTGTCTTGCTAAAAGCTGAAGCCAACCCGTACATGATGGGTGACCGCCCTGTGGTAGCGTTTCCGTGGGACGTAGTTCCGGGCCGCTTCTGGGGCCGTGGTATTTGCGAAAAAGGCTACAACAGCCAGAAGGCTCTGGACACAGAGTTACGCGCACGTATCGACGCCTTGTCCCTCACGATTCACCCCATGCTCGCTATCGACGCTACTAGGTTGCCACGGGGCGCTAAACCTGAGGTACGTCCGGGCAAGATGATTCTAACTAACGGAGATCCACGTGAAGTACTACAGCCGTTCAATTTTGGGCAAGTTGGTCAGATTACTTTTGCACAAGCTCAAGCGCTTCAACAGATGGTTCAGCAGGCTACCGGAGCGGTTGACTCAGCCGGAATCGCTGGAAACGTCAATGGTGAAGCTACTGCCGCTGGTATTTCTATGTCTCTTGGCGCTATTATCAAACGCCATAAGCGCACCCTGATTAACTTCCAGCAGTCGTTCCTGTTGCCGTTTGTGACTAAAGCGGCACACAGGTATATGCAGTTTGACCCTGATAACTATCCTGTGGCTGACTACAAGTTCAACGCTACGTCTACGCTAGGTATCATTGCCCGCGAGTACGAAGTAAGCCAGCTTGTACAACTCTTGCAGACCATGAAGCAAGATAGCCCAGCTTATCCGGTACTGATCCAGAGCATTATTGAAAACATGAACCTCAGTAACCGCGAAGACTTGATTGCCTCACTGCAAAAAGCGCAGGAGCCAGATCCTCAAGCACAACAGATGGCTCAGATGGCACAGCAGGCTCAACTTGAGTTCCAGCAGAGTCAAACAGCGGCCCTGCAAGGACAGGCGGCAGAGTCTCAAGCACGTGCGGCTAAGTACATGATTGACACTGAGCTTGCACCAGCAGAGCTAGAGATTGACAAGATTAACGCAATCACACGTAATCTGAAGGACGGTGATGCAGACGATAGAGAGTTTGAGAAGCGTCTAAAGATTGCAGAAGTTGCACTTAAAGAAAAGGCCCTAAATAACAAAGGAGAACCTACTCGTGCTAATGACACAAACCGAAATGAACAGCTTTCTAGACCAAATCAACAAAGCGTTCAGCGCCCAGTTCAGCCGATTAGACCAGTTGGAGAGCAGGCTCGTGGCCCTAGAGGACCAAATGTCGGCCCAGCCCCAGAAGGAGGAGCCTAATGCCGAAGGAAAAAGACCCAAAGCTAAAGCGAGCCGGAGTAAGCGGGTACAACAAGCCAAAGAGGACTCCTAATCACCCAACCAAGAAATACATCGTAGTAGCCAAGGAAGGCGACAAAACTAAAACTATTCGTTTTGGTGACGCGAAGATGAAGATCAAGAAAGATCAGCCAGCGCGTCGAAAGTCGTTCAGGGCTAGACACAAGTGCGACACAAGCAAACCTAGTAAACTAACCGCAAGATATTGGTCTTGCAAAAACTGGTAAGGAGAGCGCTATGCCAATGGTAGGAAACAAAAAGTATCCATATACAGCAAAGGGCAAGGCTAAAGCCAAAGCCGCCGCTAAAAAATCAGGCAAAAAAGTCAAAACGGCTAAAAAGAGGTACTAAATGGCTAAACGAGGGCTGTACGCCAATATCCACGCCAAGCGTAAGCGCATCAAGGCTGGGTCAGGCGAAACGATGCGAAAAGCAGGCACTAAAGGCGCTCCTAAGGCCTCTGACTTTAAAAAAGCAGCAAAAACTGCCAAAAAACGCAAATAGTGCTTGACAAACGCTTAAAAGTATGATATAATATATAGTGTACTAAGGTACACCTTATTAATCAGAGATAACCTAAGAGGCCTCAAGTGGATAAAGAAGCAGAACAGTACTACGACAATTACTTTAGTCTTTTCCGTCAGCAGGGCTGGAAACAGCTTATGAATGACTTTGGGCAAAACGCTGGACAAATTAACAGCGTAGAAGCAACTAAAGATGCTGACGATATGCAGTTTCGTAAAGGACAACTCAACGTTATTGGGTACTTGCTTAATATGGAAAGTATTATGAATACTAACTATGAGCAAGCCAGCGAAGAGCCTGAAACAGAAGAAGATGATTAAAGTATTTGAATTTCGTTGTACAAACGGACACACCTTTGAAGAATTTGTAGAATCAGGCGTCACATCCAGTAGGTGCGGGTGTGGCGCTAACGCTACAAAAATCGTATCAGCAACTCAGCATATCCTAGATGGATCTTCAGGGGACTTCCCCGGTAGACACATGAAGTGGGTACGAGAACACGAGCAAGCTGGACGAAAAAACCGGGAATCTCAGTAGAGGCAACTCCTATTTATTCTCCATAACCTAATAATAGGCGGGGTAAGTTTACAATGTCACGAGCGACACTTATTGATGAGCGTCCAGAAGAAGAACAAGAGGCAACGGACCAACTCGACACACAGGACACAATAGAGACTCCTCAAGAAGAGGAACAACCTCAAGAACCTGATATTCCAGAAAAGTACCGTGGTAAGTCTGTAGAAGAACTTGTACAGATGCACCAAGAGCTTGAGAAATTTTCAGGCAAGCAGAGTACGGAAGTTGGCGAGCTTAGGTCAGTTGTTGATAGTTACATCCAGACACAACTCTCAGAGCAACAAGCACCTCAACCACAGCAACAAGACGATGAAGATGATGTAGATTTCTTTGTCGATCCTAAAACCGCTGTTAGTCGAGCTATAGACAATCACCCTAAAATAAAAGAAGCACAGCAGTATACTGCCCAAGCTAAAATGCAGGCGGCACTGTCACAACTTCAGCAGAAACACCCTGATATGGAATCCATCCTAAAGGATGCTAAATTCGCAGAGTGGATTAAAGGGTCAAAAGTCAGAACAAAGTTGTTTGTAGAAGCTGACCAAAACTACGATTTTGAATCCGCTGACGAACTGTTCTCCCTCTGGAAAGAGAGAAACCAAGTAGTCCAACAAACCGCACAAGCGGAAAAGGCGGCACGTAAAAGCGCAGTAAAGACAGCAAGCACAGGCAACGCTCGCGGAACAGCAGAAGGGTCACGTAAGAAGGTTTATCGTCGCGCTGACATTATTAAACTTATGAAGAGCGACCCAGAGCGTTACCACGCTTTGTCAGACGAACTGTTAAAAGCATACGCAGAGGGTCGTGTTCGATAGCCTAAAGGAGAATTACAATGGCTAATGAAACCTCTGGTGCCTATTTTACAGCTAATGCTGTAGTAGACAAAACTGCGGCAGATGTCTTTGTCCCCGAAATTTGGTCGGACGAGATTATTGCCGCTTATCAAAAGAACCTGAAGATGGCCCCTCTCGTCAAGCGTATGTCTATGACGGGCAAGAAGGGTGACCGTATTCACGTACCTAAGCCTATCCGTGGTACTGCTAATGCTAAGGCAGAAGCAACTGCGGTAACGATTCAGGCCAACCTTGAGACTGAACTGACTATCGACGTTGATCGTCATTTTGAGTACTCACGTTTGATCGAAGATATCGTAGAAGTACAGGCGCTGTCCTCTCTGCGTCAGTTCTACACTGAAGATGCTGGCTACCAGCTTGCTCTTAAGGTAGACACTGATTTGATGAACGTTGCTACTGGTTTTGGTGATGGTACTCGTACCGCCTCCCCCACCACTAACGGCGCTTCATGGGTCAACAGCAACAGCTACTACGCTGACAACGGTGCTGACATTGCAACTTATGCGGCTGACACTGTTTTGCCTGCTGACCAAATCGAAGACAACCACATCCGCGGCCTCATCAAGTTGATGGATGACGCTAACGTGCCTATGGACAACCGTGTTTTGGTTATCCCGCCTGCGGCTCGTAAGCAGATCATGGGCATTGACCGATACGTGTCTTCTGACTTTGTAGGTGGTCGTGGTGTTGAGTCCGGCTTGATCGGTAACCTGTACGGTGTTGATATCTACGTATCAAGCAACTGTCCGGTTCTTGAGACTGCCGCAGAAAACACTGCATCTGGCGCTACCGCAGATGTACGTGGTTGTCTGTTCTTCCACAAGGACGCTATTGTTCTTGCAGAGCAGATGGCTGTACGTTCTCAGACTCAGTACAAACAGGAATACCTGTCTACGCTGTTTACGTCTGACACTCTGTATGGCGTTGAAACTTATCGTCCGGAAGCAGGATTTATCCTCGCTGTCGCAGACGCCTAAGTTTTACACAGGGGGTCGCAATGGCCCCCTTTTCCTTTACATAAGGGTTTTCTATGCCGATACACCGTTGGGGTGATTATACTCCCTCTGGACATTTAGGCCGTATTTTGGATGACGAGACTCCGCAACTTGGAGGCACGTTAGACGCTAACGGCAACACTATTGACATGGGCGCGAACACTATCACCGATACTAAAGTCGGACAGTGGGATACGGCCTATGGCTGGGGAGATCACGGTGCGGCTGGATATTTAACCAGCTACACAGTCACTGAATCTGATGTAACGGCACATCAAGCGGCTTTGAGCATAACTGAGTCGCAGATTAGCGATCTGGGAACGTACCTAACCGCAGAGTCAGACACACTGGACTCAGTGACAGGCCGTGGCGCTACCACAACTAACGCAATTACAGTAGGCAATCTTACTTCCACAGGCATCGACGATAACGCCACAAGCACTGCGATTACGATTGATTCAAGTCAGAGCGTAGGTATTGGCACAAGTCCAAAATACTCTTTAGACACAACAAAAGCTATATACTCCGGACTCAGTACCTATACCGGTACTAATTATGGGGATATTCCCGGCTATCTTTATTTAAATGGAGACACTAGCGGTTACGGCGTTGTCGGTGCTATTAACAGCACTCAAAAATTTCTTTTGAGCGGAGGATCAAATACTGTAGGCTTTTTGACCTACGACACTACTGGGCTTTATATTCAGTCGGACGAAGCTAGGGCAGACTTTGGGGTTACGCAAGGCGAAATAGCATTTAAAACAGGAGCCTCTTTTATAGAGCGCATGAGTATATCATCTGGTGGAACCGTCACTATAAGCAATGGATCAGGATCAGGCAGTAACGGAAACCTCACATTAACGGCCAGCGCTTCAGGAAACGAAGGCGGTCAGATAAACTTTAACACCGTTAGCTCCGGCACCTATAGCATCGACACCCACACCGACAATATGCGGTTCCTTAACGGGACAACAAGTGGTGACTATTTTTGGTACAAAAACAGCAACGCGGCAATAGGCATGACGCTTACGGGTGCTGGCGACTTAGAGATTGCTGGCGGGTTAGAGGTTGGTGGGGCTTCTATCGGCACAAGAGCTAACTCCATATCTGTAGTCGGAGATAACAATAGCTCTACGATTGCGTCAAAAGTATCAGCCCATGACACCGTTTTCAGCGTACTGCCATGGTCATCGTCAATCACCTACCTCGGCACTGGCACATATTACGATGACGGTTCATGGATACACGCCTCTGACAACACCACAAACTCATTGTTGGCGTTGTCTGGTACTGGAGTCCATTGGTACGCAAGCAGTGGCAGTACAGCAAACTTTGACGTAGCCAGTAATGTGCCGCTGTGGAACTCCACGGGCCAGTGGGATGGTGACATTAACACCACCTACGACATTAATACTGGAGCTATTGCCAGCGGCAAGGTAACAGTTACCACTTCTGAGCAGAATGGCGTTGAGGTAGACAGTAGCTTTACGTCCTCCTACTTATATTTTAACGGTCCCGTAGGAAACACTTGGTACGGGCAGAACGCTTCTGGTGAAGCGGCGATATGGTCATCAGGCAGTGTTGAGGCACTAACCTTAGATTCCTCTGGGAATGCTTCGTTTTACGGGGCTTTACAAATACCAGACGCCAACACAAAGATAAGCGAAGGCGCTAACAACTCCCTGCGATTTTCGACAAACAGCGGCTACGTTGACGTTGGTCCAATGAACACTAGCCACTGTCACTTTCAAACAGACAGAGGCTCATTTTACTTTAACAAGCTAACGTACATAGACGGGAGCGGTCTTAGGGGCTACGATACTAACACAGACTGCCGGTTCCCTATATATTACGATCTAAACGATACCGCGTATTACAGCGACCCTGCTAGCACAAGTCGGCTAAACGTATCGTATAATAACGAAACATCTCACTCAGCCGCTCACGGCAGGGGCGTCAGGTTCTGGAATAACGATAGCTACAAGATCTATATGTCTGCTATCTCTAACTCAACTTGGGGCGGTGACGTAGCGGGATCTAACGCTTCTGACTACGCTATGTATTTCAGAATGTCTAGTGGCACTAACCGTGGGTTTATTTTTAGAAACAACACGACAAACGTAGCTAAGATTGACGGGAACGGAGTCTTAAGTGCATCAGGGGTGTTTGGTACATCCACTTACCTTGATGTTAAATATAACGCTTCAGGGGCCGGTGGAGTACGTCTGTATGATTCTGACAGTACTCTACAAGGATACTGGTATGGTAACGGTAGTGGAGAGCATGGATTCTTAGACAACGATGGCGCGTGGGCGGTCAGGATACGTACCAGCACAAACCCTTTACAACTACGGACTAATAACAACAACGAATTGATGGTATACACCTCTTATGTCCGTGCTGTTGGCTCTTGTCGTTCTCCTATCTTTTATGACATGAACAACACGAGCTACTACGCTCACCTAGATAGCACAGGAGACTCTATACGGGCCGCTGGTGACATTGTAGCGTACTACTCAGACGAACGCTTAAAGAACATAGAAGGGCCTATAGAGAACGCGCTGGACAAGGTATCGACACTCAACGGTTTCTACTACAGGGGCAACGAGAAGGCACAAAAGCTGGGCTATGATGATAAGCTAAAGGTGGGCTTGTCAGCACAAGAAGTACAGAAGGTACTGCCAGAAGTAATCAAGAGTTGTCCTGCTGACAATCAGTACATGACACTAGATTACTCCAAAGTCGTACCGCTGTTAGTTGAGGCAATCAAAGAACTCAAGTCTGAAATAGAGGAACTTAAAAAGTGAACTATACTTGGTCAATAGTGGGTTTGACACGTAAGAACGAAACAAACCATCCTAACACTGTGGTCAACGTCCGTTGGCGTAAGACAGGAACAGACGCTGATGGTAACGTAGGTTACTTTGAGGGTGCTACCCCGTTTTCTTTGGACCCAGACGGAGACGGTGTGTTTATTCCCTACGAGGATTTGACAGAAGAGTTGTTGTTAAGCTGGGTACAGCCTGTAGTGGTCAACGACTACGAAGAGCACGTTAATGGGCGCATTGCGTTTATGATCGAAGATGAATTAAGACAGCAGGGAGAAGTTGAAAAAGACTCCTTGCCTTGGGTTGGCTAATGCCAGTACCAACGACTGACGTAGGGTTGTCTGACATTGCCGCTGAGTTTGGCGGTTCGACACCTCATGCTTTGTCTGAGTACCGTGGATACGGAACGGCACCGGCTACTGGAGCTATTGCGTTTTCTGATTTGGCAGGCGCGTCTGCTGGACCTTCATTTGTAGGGTCGCAATTAATGACGCCTAGTGTTGTTAATGCTTATAGCGGGTACACTCATTGGACTACATCAAATGGTCCGCGCCCCGGAGGAGTTTCTGGTATTCAAAACGGAGACCTGTGTGTTTTGCTTGTTAAACTAGGACAAATCCAACAACACTCGTACCTCCCTAATCTTTCAAATGTGCCGTCGTCAAACGGAAGCTATACTAGTCTTTCGTATATTACTACTAGCAACGGTTATTACAACAGAGTGCTAGCGTACTGGACATACGACTCTTCAAAGTCTTCACAAAGAGTTGGACACAACTTTACGTCTTACTACACTGGCTGGGGAGTAAGCGGAGTGTTGATGGTGTTTCGCGGTGTTACAACCCATTACGGGTACGGCGTTTTAACGAAGGCTTGGAATGGAACTTATGCTAGCCGAACGCCAGATCCGCCCAACGTAACTGCCTCACAACAGTGTTCTCTGTGGTTGTCCCTTATGGCAAAGTGGGACGGAGGTTACAATAATACCGGCGATACGATTACGTCCGGTCAAGTTAGTTCTGGGTACACGTTCATTAACCAAGATCGTATGAACCAAAGTCAGCACTCATCAGGTGTCGCTGGGGGTTACAAAATTGTTAATGCAACAACAGAAGATCCCGGCGGTTGGGGAAACTATAACGACTATTATAACATAGGAATAACACTAGGGTTTGCATAATGAGTGATCCAGATCCAATAGAAAACTCAAAAACAGTTCTTGTGTTGTTTAATCCGTCAGATTCTGTTGCGACTATTATTTTAACGCAAAACGGAGAATCTACAACCACAACGGTAGATGCTGTTGAAGGAGACTTTAAGCAAACAATGGCTAACATTAACGCGGCAACAGAAGCTCTTGAATAATGGACCCGCTGTCAATGATAGCTATGGCGTCTACTACCTTCAAGGGTATCCAGACGCTAGTAAACAAGGGCGCAGAGATAGAAGCTGTGGCTCAAAAGCTGGGCGCGTGGTACGGATATGCCGCTGATATTAAAAACGCTGAACAGGAAGCAGAAAAGCCCGGAATATTTAAAAAGTTGTTCGATGGTAACACGGTTGAACAACAGGCGCTAAACAGCGTCATAGCAAAGAAAAAGCTAGAAGAGCAAGAGAAACAAATTAGGGAGCTAATCGTCTGGTCTTACGGTGTCGAGACTTATCAAGAGATGATAATGTTGAGACGCAAGATTAAAGCACAGCGAGAGCAAGCAATATACAAGCAACGCAGAAGGCGACGAATGTTACTAGATTCTTTGGCGATAGCCGCTGGAGTTGCCTTTTCAGCCGGTGTTATTTACGGCACTATAATTTTTATTCAAGGTGCGCCATGATGGATGATGATGGGATGAAAGAAGTAATGGATACAATTTCTGTAGCAACCGGTGTTGGCGCTTTGGCTGGTATACTGCCTGCTCTGGCGGCTTTAGTGACGATTGTGTGGACAGGAATCCGAATCTGGGAGACAGATACAGTACAACATTTGAGAGGGAAGTCCAAATGAGTAATTACACGAAAACTACCGACTTTGCCGCTAAGGATACTCTACCCAGCGGAAACACGGGAAAAATCGTACGCGGAACTGAGTTTGAAACAGAGTTTGATAATATTTCTACGGCGATTGCCACTAAAGCAGACTTAGCTAGTCCCTCGTTTAGCGGGACGATTAACGTAACGTCAGCATCTTTTAATGATGGTTCTGTAACCATTACTGGATTTCTAGACGAAGACGATATGGCTACTAACAGCGCTAGTCATGTGCCTACTCAACAGTCCGTAAAAGCGTATGTAGATTCTTCCACATCTGGTATAGTCACTGACGGTGGGACTCAAACACTGACAAACAAAACGCTGACTTCTCCTGTTATTAACACAAGTGTATCCGGCACTGCTGTTTTAGATGACGATACTTTTGCTACGGCTAGCGACACAACACTAGCTACTTCTGAGTCAATTAAGGCATACGTAGATTCTAGTGCAGGAGACGCTGGTCTTACGGGCCTGACAGACAACGCTACAACATCACTAATAGAACTTAGCAACTTAGATCATGTTTTGTTTAACGGCGGCGGTGACGTTATTTTTTACGACTCAAGTGGAGTAGCGATAACTACCTATTACGACACTTCTGCTGAAAAATGGATAAACTTTGCCTCTAGGGGGATTGATGACCAAGCCGCCAGCCAAGTTGTATATATAAACTCAAACAACGATGTTGGCGTAGGCCAATCTAGTCCTACAGCAAGACTCCACGTTAAAGACTCTAGTGGCGGTGGAGTCCCTGTGGTTATCGAAGATACTGGAGAGTCAGAAAATTACATTCGTTTTGTAAGCCTGAACACAACTAACGGACCTTTAGTCGGCGGTCATGTTAATGACTTTGTAGTGGGAGTCGAAAGCCAAGAAAAACTACGAATTACTAACTCAGACGTAGAATTTGATGACGCTGGTACGGTCAGGATGAGCAAAACACTCCTTGGTCAGTACTTAGGCACAGGAACATACGACACTAGCCCTATTAACGTCACTACAGCGTCCGTAGGCGGAACAACGTACAATGTGGTAAAGTTTGGTGGCTCAAACAATAATGCAGAAATTGGTGAAATCAAGTGGAAGTCATACAACGCGAATGCCGGAGCAACACTTCTTTGCCAAGGAGGAAACACCGTAATAGAACTTAGAGGCCAATCTGATAATACTAATATTGAAACAATTATTAACGGAGGCCTTAATCTTCCTGATTTACCTACGTCATCTTCCGGCCTATCTTCAGGCGATGTGTGGAACGATAGCGGAACACTTAAGATAGTTACTTAATATGTTACAAGCACTTATAGGACCAATCGCAGGACTCGCTAAGACTTGGCTGAGTAATCGCCACGAGCAGTCACAAGCGAAACACGTGGCTAAGATGCAAGTCATACAAAACACTGCATCTTGGGAACAACACATGGCGCAGGCTAGTGCTAACTCGTGGAAAGACGAGTGGTTCACAGTAGTCTTGAGTGCGCCTGTGCTAGCAATTATGTGGGGCGTAGGGATGAATGACCTTGATATTATAGAGCGCGTAGGAATGGCGTTTGAGGAGCTAAGTAGACTTCCAGATTGGTACTCCTATCTTCTTTATGTAGCCGTGACAGCTAGTTTTGGCATACGTGGTGCTGACAAGCTCATGCAAATGAAGGGTGGTAAGTGATGCCTACTCAAGAATTAGATAAGACAGTTCTACATAATCTAATTACCCGTGGAGATATTAACATTGCGGGTGTAGACACTGTTGAATACGAAGGTCGAGATATACCGTTAGAGATTATTTATGGTGCTTTGCCTGAAGGGGCTAATTATTGGGTAGCCGAAGATTTAAACGGTGATGGGCTTCTGGAAGTTTTTGCCGCTAGTACAAGCGAAAGCGGCGAAGAGACTATTTATAACGTTTACGACATTAACCCTAAAGGGAATGTGGTAAGCACAGACTATCAAGATTACCAAGCAAATATACAGGCGGCGGCGTCTGGATACGGCGTTGAAATTACGTGCTTAGTTGATGGTTGTTCAATTTCCATAATACCTGATTATGGTTTTTGGATGACTATTAGAGATGCTTTTAAGTCAATAACAACTTTTCCTGAGTCGAGCGACGAACAAGAGTTGGCTGAAGCACAGATGTTTCAGTTTTTTACTCGCAAGTTGGAAGAGGCTTCTAACGGCGATATTGATAAAGCAACCTTTTTAAGTGACCTTGAAAACAGCGGATATCCTTTTAATGACGCCTTTATGCGGCGTTTTGAGAAACAGTTTGAAAACGCGCAGTACAATGGCTTTTTAAACCGCATTGGCGCACTTTTTGAGGAAGGTGACGGACAAGCAATACAAGATTTCTTTGACAAGTACGAGAACTCAGGTATTGCTGACAACTCGTTTGTAATAGAAAACTCGTTTAGCCTGATGAACCCACAGAACGTCCTAGACAGGATGATTCTTGGCGATGGTGATTGGGGCGTCACAATTCAAATGTGTACGTCTACAGTCACAACTAACTGTGTTGACCCAAAAGCCATTAACGATATATGGGAAGATTTTGGTAGACACATACAGGTAATTTTTAAAGGGCTTGAGATTCCGGGCTTACCTGAGTGGTTGCCTTTGCCGGGAATTATGCGTCTTCCAACTATCGGGGAAATATGGGACAAAGTTACTGGTCCTTTTACTGACGCCGCTAGAGAACAGCTAAAAGACTGTATGTCCAAAGACGATGACGGTGACGGAGTAAACAACACCGCGTCTTACTGCATGGAAAACAGAGACATCATAGGCATTATCACTAAAGGCCTAGAGGATGGCGCTACTGAAATAATTGATGCTACAACAGAAGCAGTAGGAGGAATAGTAGACAAAGCCCTAGAGGGTATTGACTGTGTTTTAAACCCAGTAGACTGCGCCAGTAAGATTAAAGATGTTCTTGAAGGCGTCCTTGGAGGCGCTGATCCAACTCAGCCGGGGCTTCCACCTTGGATGCGAGCTATCATCATCGGCTCTCAGTACGGAGATGAAGTACTCAAAGAGTTGGAAAAGATATTTGATTCAGACATCGATGGTGACGGTGTAATTGGAATTACAACCGAACAGGTAACGTGTTGGGATGGATCTGTAGTAGACAAAGAAGAGGACTGTCCTGAGGATACCAGAGTTGATTGTTGGGACGGGTCTAAAGCTGATTCTTTAGAGCAGTGTCCCGTAGATACTAGAGATGGAGCCACTGTAGAAGAGTGTAATCAACTTGGTAGAGTACACGTTCCAGATGCTTCTAACCAAACAAAAGGATCGTGTGGGGGCTGTAAAGACGATATAAACACTGTTCCAGAAAACGAAAACGATCCTATGAGTCCTTGTGTGGCTCCAGAAAACCCTGACCCCAACGAAGGAGATCCGTGTAATACAGGCGCTCCTCTGAACGCAGAAGGTACTATAGGTCCCGCACCTGATTACGAGTGCGAGCCAAATGAAAATGCTACCTGTACTGACCCAGAAACAGGCAAAGAAGGGGTCATAAAAAACGGGCAGTGCGTTGTTGAGACAGTTACTCCAGAAATTGATTGTACTCAACCTAGGCCTTCAGGACCTGTTACTTTTGACTTAATTGACGCTCAAGACCGATGGGATGCAAAATGTAAAGACACTCATTGCCCTAGTGGGGTTCCGATAGATGCACACGTAGATAGCGACTGTAGTAAACCACTAAAAGAAGTTGGAACAAATCCGGGGGACGCTTGCGATTTAGCAGAAGCTGGTTATTCAAGCGGTGGCGTTGGTGTTATTGACGCAAACGGAGACTGCAAAAGAGTTGGACAGGCGTGTAACAGACAGTCTTACGGTTTCGGTCCCTCAGACAACTGCTCCACAGGACTAGGGTTCAACACAGCGCAGGGTGTTATCGACTCTAACGGAGACTGTGTTTGTAACGAAGCCTGTGATGATCCAAACAGAGAAGTAAGCCGAACAACAGGAGCTTGTTTAGACACCTGTAAATTTGGTTGGAAAAAAGACGCAGAAGGTAACTGCACAGTAGAAGACACTGGCGTTGATGAATGTACAGACCCTAACAGAAACACTAACGATGATGGGTCTTGTGCCGATACCTGTACTGACGGTAGTCCTGCTCCAGCATCAGGCCTTTGTCCAGCACCAGTAGAGGAGTGTGTAACACCTGATGGAACGGCTACAGGGGCTATAGCTCCAGACTGCACAGAGTGTCCGACAGGACAAGATTTTGATACGAATGGCATCTGTGTAGACATTGATATTACAGAAAATTGTGAAAACGGAGCTACAAATTATCCTGACTGTGACCAGTGTCCTAAAGGTCAAATATTAAACACACAGGGTATTTGTGTTACTACTGTTGATGCTACTTGTGATGAACAAAACAGAGTCACAAACGATAACGGAACCTGTGGCGAATGTAAGGCAGGGTTCACGTTTGACACAGACCAAGACTTGTGTATAGCAGACGGAGGAGAAGATGTGTGCGCTAACGGGGCTACAGACTTCCCTGCTTGTACTACGTGTCCTGAGGGTCAATCTATGGACGAAGAAGGTATCTGTTCCGGTGTGACTCCTCCTCCCGAAACAGGCGGTGGTGGTCCCAGTGGCGGTAGCCTTGGTGGAGGCGGTGGCGGCATGATGACCGGAATCTCTGGTTACATGGGTGATCCTCAGTTGCTGTCTCGCACAGAGTTCCCAATTACAGACTATTTGGCAGGCCTGTTTGAAAACATTAGAGGCAATCAAGCATGACATATTTAAATTTAGTAAACGGCGTGTTGAGACGCTTGCGGGAGGACGAAGTATCAACAGTCCAAGACAACGCCTATAGTAAGCTGGTAGGCGACTTGGTAAACGATGCCAAAGAAATGGTTGAGTCAGCTTGGGATTGGTCAGCACTTAGGACTAACTCTGGCACTCTCTTAACAATCTCAACTGTCGCTGACGATTTTACGTACTCACTGGTAGGAAGCGGGGACAAAGGTAAAATCCTCAGTTTGATTAACGACACTTCAAACATACAGATGGAGTACCGTCCTGCTACTTGGTTTGATAATAAATTCTTAATTCAAACACCAGTATTAGGAACACCTGAGTACTTTACGTACAACGGCGTAGATACTAACGGGGATGCTCAAATAGACGTTTACCCGAAGCCGGATGGTGCGTACTCTCTGAAAGCAAGGATCGTCATAAGAAAAACTGCTTTGAGTGCTGATGGGGATGTTCTCGCTATACCTAGCCAACCTGTGTTGCACCTTGCTCTGGCTCTTGCGGCTAGAGAGCGGGGAGAAACAGGGGGACAATCAGCGCCTGAGTACTTTGCACTAGCCGACAAGTATCTGTCTGATGCTATTGCTTTAGATGCTCAGAAACACCCAGAAGACGTAATATGGTATACTCCGTAGGAGATAACTAATGGCACAGCCTCTACAAAGCATTAATCTAATTGCTCCGGGTTTTAAGGGCGTAAACACGGAAGATTCTCCTATTGCCCAAGATCAGTCTTTTGCTGATGTTGCAGACAACGCTGTAATCGACAAGAGGGGACGTATCGCCGCACGTAAGGGAATTGCTCTGATAACCTCTTCAGGCGCTTCAGAGCTAGGCACTGACTACATCCACAGGATTCACCAGTTCTTTGATGATGGAGGTAACGAAGAAGTATTCAGCGCAACCAACAACAAGATTTTAAAAGGCACTACGACACTCACTGATGCGACCCCAGCAGGCTACACGCCTACAGGAAACAACTGGAAAATTGTAAACTTCAACGGCAAGGCTTATTTTTTCCAGAATAACCACGAGCCTCTTGTGTACGACAATGCAAACGGACTACGTACATTCGGTACAGCCACAGGAACAACCACTCCGTCTTATTTGTACGGCAGTGAGGCTATATCTGCTTACGGAAGGCTGTGGACTGTTGGTGGCTCAGACACACAAACAATCTACTGGTCGGATCTTCTGATTGGTACAGATTTTACTGGAGGCTCTAGCGGTTCCATAAACGTATCTAAAGTATGGCCTGACGGTGCAGATGAGGTAGTTGCTCTAGCGGCCCACAACAACTTCTTGTTAGTTTTTGGTAAGCACAGTATTTTAGCCTACGCAAACGCCTTTAGTCCTGCAACTATGGTTTTAGCAGACACAGTGGCTGGTGTGGGGTGTATCGACAGAAACTCCGTACAACACATAGGCACAGACGTTTTGTTTTTATCAGCATCAGGCCTCAGAAGTTTTGGTAGGGCTATACAAGAAAAGTCTCTTCCAATATCTGACTTAAGTGCTAACATTAAAACAGAGCTAATAGAAGCCATACAACTTTTGACTGAGCCTGCTCAATCAGTATACAGTGCTGAAAACTCGTTTTATCTTTTGTCGTTCCCAGAGAACAACACAACGTATTGTTTTGATCTCAAGGGAACTTTAGAAAACGGAGCCTACAGGGTAACAAAGTGGGTATCTGCTCCTTTCAAATCTTTTGCTGTACAGCGGGACGGTACGTTGTTGGTCGGCACAGGCAGTGGAATAGGTCAATACACCGGATACAGTGACTTGACCAATAGCTACCGCTTTAGGTACTACAGCCCCGGACTGACTTTTGGTGATCCATCAAAAATAAAAATTCTGAAAAAACTTAGACCTACTGTAGTAGGTGGAGATAGCGCCAGTGTTTTTGTAAAGTGGGGGTACGACTTTAGTACCTCGTACAACACAAAAGAGTTTGGCGTAGGTAATCAAGTGCCTTACTACTACAATACGTCAGAAACAGAATTTAATATAGCTGAGTTTACTGGAGGCGTTATAACAACTAGGCCTCCAATTAACGCCTCAGGCAACGGATCAGTAATTACTGTAGGACTTGAGGCAGATATCAACGGTTTTCCGTTCTCTGTGCAAGAGATAAACGTATTGGCACTTATAGGTAGAATAGTATGAAAATTAATAACGTTCTTTTGGAGGAACAGCAATGAGTTTAATTGATGACTTACTTGGCTGGCTGACTCCTGATAAAATTACATCTTTTTACGATCAGGATCTGCCGGATATTACAGCACCAGACGTATCCTTTAAACCATTTACGGTTACAGGAGGCTTTGGCTCAATAACGGGAGGACCTGATGGTACTACCTATGATTTATCACCAGAGCAACAGGCGATGGCTGACAAGTTATTTAGCGGTGCTACAGACTTTTTCACGGCGGCACAGCAAGACCCAGCGGAACGTGAGCAGGCTGTGTATAATCGTATGTTGGCGGCAATGGCTCCTGACGAACAACGTCAAAGGCTGGATATGGAAGAGCGTATGCTTGCCCAAGGTCGAGGCGGCGTAACTACTGCAAGATACGGGGGAACGCCTGAACAACTTGCAATGGAAAAGGCCATTCAAGAAAGCAGAAACCAAGCGATGCTGGGCGCAATGCAACAGGCGCAAGCAGAGCAGATGCAACAGGCGTCCCTTGGAAGTCAGTTCCTACAGCAGAGCTACGCACCACAAGCGGCAATGCTGTCAGCCTTTAGTCCTGCACTGAACGTTGCGAGCATGGCTGACGTAGCGCGTAGACAGCAAGGTGAGCTTGATCTAGAGGCGGCAATGTCTAGAGCTAATCTGCTTCTTGGTCAGCAACAAGGACAAGCAGGGCTGTACGCTGGTTTGTACGGTAACATATTAAGCGGTCTTGGCGGCTTACTCAGCGCTGAAGACCCTTGGTGGAAATTCTGGTAGGAGAACGTAAGATGGCTAGTATGTCTGGAATGGCACAACAAATGGCCCAGAGCGGCCTGCAAATGGGTCAAGCGCTTGGTAGAGGCTACTCTGATTTGGCTGGTGGTTTTAGCGGCATGATGCAAACACGGGCTGACCGTAAGCGTCGAGAGGAAATTGAGAGGGAAGCACAAGAACTTCTCAAGCAACACGCTAACAACCCGCAAATGCTAAACCAAATTAGTCAGGAGTACGCAGTAAAGGGCGATGATCCACTGTCTCAAGTTTTTGCTAACGCGGCAAAAGCGGCTATGACCAAAGAAACCGCAGGAAGACAACAGGGTATGCAAGGTGGTTTGATGTACATAACCCAAGCGGCTTCTCGTGGTGTTCCTCTGGAGCAGTTACAAGAGGGCGTAAGGTCTATCTTGAACCAAGGCGGTACTCAAGCTCAGATTATGCAGGCTTATAAAGCAGGCACTGATATGCGTAAGGGTACTGAAGGCAAGCTGACCACGGTCCCCGCAGGAAGTGCGGTAGTACGTCAGACTCCTGAGGGCGTTGAGGAAGTTTACAGAGCACCGTTTAAGCCTCAGGAAGCTCCTAAAACTAATTTCAAGTACATGGAACGTAAAGACGGATCAATTATGGTTCTAGCTGACGGGCAAGTTTTGCAGACCATACCGCCTCCCGAAAAAGCAGGGAACCAATCGTCAGCCATGAACGTGATTACTAAGTCTGTTTATATGCAGAGTGAGATTGCTAAATTAGCGGATGTTGACGCTTTCTGGGAAGCTGGGGTGGTGGGCAAGGCCTTAGCTACAACTTGGGCTGGCTCTGATGCTTATGATCGTGATAGAGACATTATGAACATCAAGGCAAACCTAGGTTTTGAGCAGATCAACGAAATGAAGCGTTTAGCCCAAGAGTCTGGAGCGTCAGGTACTGGTCTAGGCCAGATTTCAAACATTGAATTTATGTCTTTGCAGTCTACAGTAGACGCTTTAGATGTTGGTATGTCTGCTGAAGCTCAGATAGAAGCGCTCCAGAATATTGACAGACACCTCAAGGTTATTCAGAAGCTAGCGTCCGGTGTTGCAACGCAAGACGCTATCGAATGGAACCGCCCAGAGTACAAAGTCGCTGGCTACCATAAGGACCAAAAGACGGGCAAAGTCTTCTACGCGCCTGATGGGAAAGACGGTGATGTTTACGAACTTGTAAACGGAAGTTTTACTAAGATAAGGGGATAAACATGGCATCAGAAAGTTCACTAGATGCTTTTGAACGTGCCTTTGGTTCTCCTCCTGAGGGAGAGCCGTTGGTCACTCCTGAGGAAGAAAAAGAGCAGGGCGTTGACTCGCTTACGGCATTTAACCGGGCGTTTGAAACTTCAGCAGTTTCTCTAGATAACACGGAAAGTTTGAAGTCAGAAGATGAGTCATTTTTTGACAGGGTTTTCGGACTGCCTTACGAGCGAGCAGTACAGAGAAGTGCGGCTACAATGGAGCGCGTGGCGGCTACTGCTAAAGCAGGGAGTCCTGAGGGTATTGCGGCGGCTATGGCAGACCCAGAGGTTTTGCGTCAGCAGTATCAGCAGTCTACCACCCTACCTTCTGTGTTATTTCAGACTGTAGCTAACCCTATCTCGTTGGCCTTTGACTCAGCATCTAACGCAATCATTGCAGGAGCAGAGGGCCTTGTGTCTCTCTTGCCTAATGAAAGTCAAGAGTGGGCTATGGATCAAATAAACTCGCTACTGAATACCAAGGAAGGTCAGTTGGTTATGAACGCGGCGGCTGAAGGTTACGAAGAGTACCAGAAGTTTAAGGAAACTAATCCTGACATTGCGGCAAATTTTGAATCGGCTTTTGACATATTTGGTGGCGTACCAAAGACGGTTGTTTATCCGGCAACACGCGAGCTTACGCCTCTCCGTCTTGACCGCGTAGGTTTGCGTAGAGAAACAGCACCACTCCGGGGCATCGACAAAGACCTGTATAACATTGCCTTTAACACAGGCAAGAAGACGCCAGAGCAGACTAAGCTGACTACTGATCCTTCAGGATTGTCTGGAAGGACAGAGGTTCTAGCAACAGAGGACCAGCTAAAGGTTGTAGACTTGTTGAAGACAGCAGGCGTCCGTGGCGATTTGCCCATGCAGTCTAATCTCAACAAGATAAATGGTTACGTTGATAAAATGGATGACCGTTTGATTGCGATGGCTAGAAGACAACGGAAGCCTATCGGAGTTGGTGACATATCAGCTAGAGTGCGGGAAAACGCTACAAAGGTGATGCAGGAAAACCCATCACTTTTTGAAAGCAAGGCGGCTAGGAAAGAGTTTGCAAAGCGGTACAAAGATTTTATAGCTCAGTTAGACAACCAAGGAAACTCTGTAGAGGGCGTTATTGCCGCAAGGAGAGCTTTCGACAGACAGTTGGAGCGACTTGGGATTGACGTAGGTAGTGATAAGTTAAACGCGGCTAATCTGAGCGGTAGGGCTGTGCGTAACGCTGTGAACGAAGCAATATATGCGGTCATGCCGGAAGCTGAAGAAATCTTCTCAAGAATGTCCTCACTCATTCCTGTAATCGACACTGTTACGGTTAAGGCCAGTCAGTCTGCATCGACTAGTCTTGGTAGATATGTCCAAGAGCTAGGATTAGACAAGCTAGTGGGAGACACTGCAACCAGTAAAGTAATCAACGCAGGGTACACTATGGGAGTCGGCGTTGCTCTTTCTCCTTATGTTCTTATCAAACGACAGCTTAAGAAAACAGCACCAGCAAACGCAAGAGCCAAAGTTGGCTACGTTTTGCAGGACATTAAGAGAGAAATACAAAAGGGCATGAAGCGTCTGGAAGACCCCAAAACTAAAAAGAACCTCTTGAAGCAACAGGCCACTGTGTACGCCGGTTTAGAAGCCGCCGCACGTGTCATCATTGCTGAACTGGAAGCAGAGGAAGAGAATGTCAACACGTACTAGAAATTGGGAACAGGTAGTCTCTGAAAACTACGACTCTTTCTACGAGCTACGAAGGCAGTTACGTCAGCAGTCTAGAGAGAAAGAGCGAGAGTACTCAAGTGACGCTGTGCAGGCCACTATGGATGGTCTTGCGTACATAGATGAGCAAATGCTCAGGCCCGTCCGTAGTGCTGTAGGCGCTAGTGCAGAAGAGTTTGTGTCTGGTGATATATCTTATTCTAGGCCCAGCGTAACTGGTGTAAACTTTAGTAACCCGTCAGAACAGTTGCCTGATGAGGTAATGAAGAAAGAATCGGTAAACGCGCTGTTAGACACAGTACTACACCCGACAAACCTCGTAGGCGCTGGGCTATTGACAGGAGGCACAAAAGCTGTTAATAAGCTGACAGGGGCGCTCTCTGGTAGAGGCATGGTTCCATCGTCTCCAGCTAATTACATACCTAATTTCTACGGTGCTAAAGACATACCAGAGGGGACAGCCCCAAGTATGTTTGACGAAACTGTATTTAAAAACAGAGATAGAATAGCGAGAGTCGTTTCCCCTGTCCCGAAAGTAGGTCCTAGAATTGCTGGTAAACTGCTAGAGGCAAAAAACCCTGAAGAAATAATGAAAGGGAGAGCAAGAACCACCGACTTTACAAAGTGGATGGCGCAGGGAGCGGCTAGAGCACAGGATAACTTACTGAGCCCTGAGGCTAGAGCACTCTACAGAGACACAGGAATCAACAGGTCTTTCAGAGATGATACTAGAGCGTTGCTACAGGACGCTGAAGCTATGTCAGGGTCTAGCCGAAGACCTGAAGCCAAGGCCATTGCCCAAGGTCAGTTTAACTACTTGGTTGGTGAGCAAGCTGGTAGACAGGGAGCTAGAGGAGAGGCGCTAGAAGAGATACGTAGACGTAGTTACTTGACAGAGGCTGTCCCCTTTGAGCAGGGGTCTTACAGTGACTTAGTTATGAGCAAGAAACTCAGCGGCACAGTAGAGGACGCCAAGGGTCAATCAAGAAAGCTCACGCCACGCAAGGCTGATCTGGACTTCATTGAAGAGCACATGGGTAACGTGTGGAGAGGGAGGGGCGACGAAAAGCTCAAGGACGCCTCTACGCCCAAGCTGGTCATCAAGAAACCGACAGGGAAGTACACAGGCAACCATAAGTTTGACTTCCAGCAAAAGAGCGGAGTGTTCCAGCTTATGAAGAAAATCTTTGGTGATAACAAGAATCCAACCAAGGAAGAGTTCTACGATCTACTACAAAAACACGCGGGTGACAAGGTAAAAATTCACCCTGATTCTGGATCTAAAAATGGCTATTGGGTCACTGGATCTTTTGAGGGTACTGCAATTACTGAAGGCGGTGTAAACTTTATCGCCAAGGTACAGCCCAACGGTAGGATCATGGCTGTGGTATCAGATGAGCACAATTTCTTAGAAAAGACACCTGTGGTTGGTGCCGCAGTAGAAGAGGCGTTACCCAACAGAATCGTAGCCGCTACCCCGCCCATGTTCTTTGACGCAAAGTCAGGGGCAAAAACAAAGGCCGCTCAAGCGGAGACAGGAGAGCAGAAGTACAGGGAAGTGCTAGAGGGGATCGCTACTGCGAAACCACGGAAAGAAGTACTAAGAGCAGAACAGGCTAGGCAGGCGGGTGCTGGTATGCTGGTTGGACGTATGGCAACAGGAGGCCAAGATGAAGAAAGGTAAAGACCACACAGTAGAGTACACATCTATCGACTACCATAGTATGTGCCAAAAGTCAAAGTCTCGTGTTAAAGAAATGCAAGCACGAGGAATACCTACGTCCCATGATCCCAAAAAGAAACCAGAGGACGTAGGTAAGAGGGAAGGTTACTCTATATTTTTCCTATAGTTCACAGTTGTTCCCTGTGCAGGCCAGTTGCTGTGATCCTTCGGTCATATCGCTGGCCTCTTCTATATCCCACGATATTTCTGTCGGGAAGTCCTTAGCAAGCTGGTTGTACGTTTTCTTGTCCACAGGCTCATACGGGGCCTGCTGGTACGTGTGGTCTGAGTAGGGCAAGAAAGATATACCACTTACCTTGTCAAACTTATTGTACAGCCACTGCCCCACTTCAAGAAACTCATCGTCCCTGTAGTAGCAAGTCATGGACGGTTTGTGCTCACACCAGTAGTCCTGATATATCTCCCATAGCTCTAACTGCTCCATAGCACCCATCTCTGAGGCTGTCACAGCGCCCTCAGGAGACGCGATAGGGAAGCTGAATACCCTAGTACTAGGTGACATGAGATCGTCCTCTACAGGGACACCAGCGGCCTCTAGGACGGAGCAAAGTGGGTCACGAGCGTCAGCACGGACTCGTCTAACATATTGACTGCTGTAGCGAGGGTGAATACCACTAGCAGAATCGACCAACTGACTAACAGTACCTGAAGGCTTAACAGCAGTGATTGCAGAAGAAGTGTTGATGCCCAGCTTTTTAGCCCATTCTTTGTTTGTAGCAATAGCCTCATTACGCATCTCCGTAAGCCACTTCTTGAGTTTGGCATTGTCTTGTCTCCCAGATAGCAACGGATGGTCCATGATACCTGTGAGGCTTACTCCCAGCAGTGCCTCTTCTTCTGTGTTTGTCTTCCAGATGTTCCTCAAATATCTGAAGTCGGTAAGGGTAGCCTGTAAACTCCCAAGGATAGTCGCAATCCGAACCTTTCGTTTGAGGCTAGCGAGTGTATCTTGTGGCCTAACGACAACCTCTGAAAGATTGCAGAACTGGTAGGGTCTGAGGATGATTTCGCTACATGGATTAGTTCCGAAATCGTAGGTAGCATCTCTTCTGCCATTTCGTTCAGCTTGTTTTTGACTTGCGACTCTGCTAAAGACACCTCGCTCGCCGGATCTGGATTCATATAAGCTGGTCCACTCATTTAAAAATGCCTCAAAGTCTGGTTTCTCTGTGTAACACGCAGAATTGTTAGCTAGTCCACGTTGCGGCTCATCTACCCACCATTGTCCGTGCTTGCATCGTCGTAGCCTGTCATCGGTGAGATTGCTGAGTGAGATAAGGGCTGATCTTCGGACTCCTCCGACGACGACGATTTGAGCAATCTTACAGCAAAGATCGTGACACTCAATGGAGCTAAGTTTTCGTCCAGAAGCCTGCCGAAACAAGTCCACTGTGAATCGGAACAACTCGACGAGAGGTTCAGGGCCGCTTGCACGACCTCCGAAAGTTTTGAGCGGGGAACCTGAAGGTCGTACTCGACTAACGTCCCATCGGGGAACTTGACCTGAATACAGCAGTGATACCAACTCCCTAAACGATTTCGCCCATCCGATCTTCGAATCTGCAACATTGATAACTGTATCGGTTTCATGGAAGTCCTCCGCTACCTCCGGTAGTTTAGTAATATACTGTCGCTCCACACTGAAGCCCACGCCTGTGCCGCATAAAAGGACGTACATCAGTTCGTCAAAGGCCTTGGGGTGGTCTATGGGGAGGTAGCTACAGTTAAACCCTGCTACGTTGTCGCGCTCTAGCGCCTCCCCTGCGGTCATCAACGCCCTCATGCTGGGCATTACGTCCAAGCTATGTATAGCGTTGTAAACCTCTTGTCGGTCCTTAGCTGGGAGGTCATCTCCCCAGAAGTTTACGTAGCGCCTAACTGTCTCTTCCCAAGTCTCCCGCCGCTTTTCTTCGGGTAGGTATCTAGCGTACCTTGACTTGTGGATGTATTGCTGGTATGCGTCCATTAGCTCTCCTCTTTTTCTCTTGATATGCAGTGTGTTGTTTTAACAGGAACTACTATACAATAACGATAGGGCTGTCGAGTGCACTCTTGTCTTTCTGTTTCTATTGTTTTCCACTTAAGGCAACGCCCCTCATCTTGAGTCGCGCACCCGGATAAAAAACAAAAGACTAACAAAAAAAACCTCATCTACCCAGTAACTCCCAATGTTTCATTAAGTATTGCATGAGCCGCCATGTGTAATAACATGAACACCCCGTCTGGGTACTGCTCGTTGGACGCTACTTCAAACATCTCACCGTCTTCGTACATAATGACAGCCACCTTTACTTTCCTGCCCTGCTCCTCGTGGTCTAGCGCTTTGATAGCAAACTTAGACAGAAACTCTGATGACGGTATGCTGGCAGTTCCCTCTTTCTTTCCAAAGTTACCCTCTACCACTTTCATAAAGCAACCTCCTTGATGAGCCACTCCAGATAGACACGGGCTTTGCGTAAGTCCTCTACCCCGTTCTTGTACTCGTACCTCCAAAGGTACTTCAGGCAGTTGCCCTTGAGATAGCCCTTGTACTCCTGTGGGTGCATGGACGCCTTGATTGCTTCAATGGCTTCGATAGCTCCCTTGTTGTAGTGATCGGGCTGTGTGACGGGGTTGTGTTTATCCTGAGGATGAAACAGTTTTCCTGTAGCTGTCTTACTGGCTTTGTTCCACTCCTCTGGTGTAGCATCATCTATAGATTTGTAATCAGTCCACTCGTTTTCGCCGCTACTCCGCATACTCTTCCTCTAACTCCTCGTGAAACTCATCAATCTTCCTAAGTAGTTTGTCTTCAAACCTGTCCAGTATATCTTCAGCAGAAATATGTAGGGCTTCCAGAAGATCGTCAGGATCATATAACCGCAACAACCGTTCCTTAATTTCTTCTAGTGTCAGAGACATAATCAACCAACTCCTTAAGTGTATCTATATTATACCATAAAATCTCGTGTTTGTCACACCATTCAGCCATAGTATTTTTGGTACTTTTACTTACTTTCTGATTAGGCTTCATCAGTACAAATATGAGTTCTTCGTTCTCCGCGAGGCAGTTATTGATCGCTCTATACTTTTGCGTGTCTCCTGCGCGAAAATATCCTTTGCACTCAATGTAGTAGACTCGTCCGTTGAGTTTGTACATGAAGTCTGGGGTGTACTTTCGTTCGATCCTGTACGGGAGTTGGCACGGTTCGTAGCTAAAGCCAAATGGTTGTAACTGCGTTGCGACATCTTTTTCAAACTCCGATCTAAAGTTACCTAGTTTCGATTTCCGTGACCTTCGGCTCATTGACCACCTCTGTTAAGTATCTGGGACCACTTGAGTACAGGAATGTTCTTACTCCGGGCCAGCAAATGTGCTTGTAAGGACAATACGAACAACCGACTGCGAGCTTTTGATTTCCACTTTTGCCATCTGGTACGACTTCGTGGCAGTGCTCTGGTGCCTCCGGTTGCTCTACGAGCTTTTTTACGCGATTGATGTGCTCCTCTATGTCGTATGAAATCTTGTCGTACACGGGAGCCTGAGTGTCCTCAGAGTCGTACATCAGGTACGTCAGGTGTCCGTTCTGTTTGTCCATTGCTAGCCACCCGAATTTAGTTTCTCCTTCGGAATGTGCATACCCTTTAATTTGAGCAACGTATCCAAACGGATCATCAAAAGCGAGACTTCCGTCTTTGAATTTCTTAAACCCAAAGCTCGACACAGACTTAACATCAGTGACAACACCATCAATTTTACAGTCCATAGACCCCGTAATACCAGCGACTTCACATTGCTTTTGCTCATCAGTAACCTCGTGTCCTGAGACTCTAGTTAAGAACAGAAGCATCTCTTCGATCAGATGCCCGTACATAAACTTGACGTACGTATTAGGAGTCATCTCCTCCTGCACATCAGGGTTGTTCACCACGTTCCACAGGTAACGATCATCACGCCCGATGTTAGACATTCGTAGCTTTCGTCCGTCACGTTTCTCTGTGAACAGATTTGTCATTAGCCGCTTGCAGTTCTCACCAAAGCGGTCAATCTCGTCGTACAGATCGACACCCTCTGCTGGTTCCTTATCGGCAACCGCTTTATAGATATCGTCTACCAGTGAGTATATGTTCATAGGTCTTGTCCAGTTAAGTAATTGATAGCCGCATTCAGCTTATCAGGGTCATCATCAAAGCCGCCTAGCGCCCTGTTACACTTGTGGCACAACCAGCCTCTAAACGTCTCTTTCTCGTGGTCATGGTCTAGCACCCACGATCCGTTCTTTGTGTTCCCTCGTCCTTTAACATCCTCCTCAGAGCCTTTGCAGATAGGGCAGTGATAGCCCTCCTGCGGCATCCCATGTTTCTCTCTGAGATGTTTACGTATTTTCTGCATCTCGTTGTTACACTTGCGGCACTCAGCCCTGAGGTAGTTACCTCCAGAAGCCATGTTGAAAGAGTCCAGTGGTAAGTACTGGTCACACTTTGAACACACCTTCCCATGTCCTGCGCCTAGATCATCATTCTCGAAAAAGCAAAGCTGATCCATCAGTGTGTCTCCGACCACGTTGATCCGACTTTGTATTCTCCGTCGAGTGGGCATCGGAGTTCAAAAGAAATGCCTGCCGCCTTAATGCACTCGACTGCGAGCCAGCCAAACTTCTCTGCTTGTTCAGTAGCCACCTCCGACTGTATCTCGTCATGTACGTTCCCCACAAACTTGTAGTCAATCCCGTGCTGAGTAGCATAGTCATCAAGAAGGATTAAAGCCTTCTTCATAACTATTGCACCAGCCGCCTGTAGCAATGTGTTCAGTGCACTATGCTCTGATCGAACCCAGAGCTTTCGTCCGTCGAGTCCTTTGAGGTAACCCTTCCTAGACGCCTGTCCAACTCGCTCTCGTAGAGTTTCAAGAGAAGGTGTATTTCGTAGAAAGCGTGACCTAAGCGCATACCCATCTCTTGCAGTTCCTCCGACGATACTTCCAATTTTGGCGTCCCCTGCTCCGTAGAGGAAAGCGTAGATGAAAGTCTTTGCCTGAGGTCTTGTTGCAAGTCCAGTAGCAATTTGATTTCTGGTGTGAATATCGTCTCTAAGCAAGACATTTGTAAACTCCTCGTCGCCCATGTAGTGAGCGAGCATCCGTAGTTCTAGACCACTGGCGTCAACACCGACCAGCTTCCGTCCTTCTGGTACAATCCAACAGTCCCGGCACTCCTTGCCGTACTCAGAGTTCACTGACGGAACCTGAGCCATGTTGGGAGTCTGGTGTGTCATGCGACCAGTGACAGCACCGTTGGTTGTGACCCGACCATGTACACGACTGTCGTCCTGCACGTGCTCTAGCCATGAGTTTACTTGGGCGTATCGCTTCTGCAATAAGAGGTACTCCAAGACTTGAGCCGCTTCGGGAACATGATCGTTCTCTTTAAGCGTCTTCTCATCAACAACCGGTTTGCCTGTCGCAGTGAGTTCCGTCCATACTGCGCCCTTAGCTGACAGTCGTTCCGCAACTTGCTGTCGCGATCCCACGTTGAATACAGTGACCTTATCTTTGAGCCGTTTGCCTGTCTTCTCTGAATATCGCTCCTCGATGATCGGCGGGAAAAGCGCCTGTAGATCACTTTCAATGTCATTCATGCGCTCCTTAAATTTGGCACACAGAACGTGACACAGCCTCTGGTCCAGTAACCACCCGTTGCGCTCCTGCTCCTGTATGATCCACTGTACCTCGTGCTCTAGATCAATGCTGTCCTGAGAGAACCCATCTAGCTCAACCCGTAGCCTGTTGTACACAGCCTCAGTCAACTCTACGTCACGGATGCAGTAGTCGATCATGGCTGGTGTAAGCTGTGACCAATCCTCGTGATCTCCCTTGGCAAAGCCTAGGATATTGCCCCAGTTCCGCAGAGAGTGACCACCAGATCGGCTTGGGTCTGCCAGCCGGGACAAGATCAGAGTGTCAGTGACCATGCTCCGGTCAAAAGTAAAATTCCAAAGACGCTCGACCACAGGCACATCAAAACCAATTCCGTTATGGAATACAAATTTAACCGGCGCTTTACGAGATACATACTCCTTGAAATCTTTTTCATTGCAGATAACCTCACTCTCTAGATTGTGTCGGCAGACAGCACACCAGATGGTAGTGGCGTCTAGTCCGTCAGTTTCAATGTCACAAAAGACTATGTTCAAAACTCAGTCTCCGGTGGGTTAGGGTTGGCGCACTCGTGGATGCGTCCAGTGTGTTTGTCGTACCGTAGCCAGCAAGCGGGTCCAGTTTCACCAGAGTATCGGTTCTTCAGGATACGTACTGTGGTTGTGTTCCTGAGGTCCTCATCTTGGTTCTGCTGGTCACGCTCCATACCGATGACAATATCGGATAGCTGTGCTATGCTCTGGCTACCACGCAAGTCCTGTAGGCTGATGCGCCCTCCGTCCTCGTGTGCTGTGCCTGATGACCGGCGTAGGTGCGACACTAGGAACAGCGTAATGCCTGTCTCTGCCACCAGTGTGCGTAGCTTGGTCATTATCTCATCAATGGCTTTCCGTTCATCTCCGTTTTCCTGAGAAGAAACCACGATGGACAAGTGGTCAAGTATGATGTATCGGCAGTCGCAAGCCTTTGCCATGTGCCTGACTCTTGATAGTAACTCATCCGCTGACGTTGACCCCCAGTGATCGAAAAGATAGTACCTTCCAGATCCCATCGTTGCTTCCCAGTGCGGTCTAAGCTGATCGACAGGTGTGTCCTCTTCCAAGTGTAGCCGTCTAGATGATGCCACCGACATAATTCCCAAAGCTGTTGTTGCAACGTCCTCTTCCAGTGCAAGTACACCGATGTTGGCGTCTGTGCGTTGGAGCAGATCGTACTCAAGTTCTCTGATAAACTGGGATTTTCCCATACCAGAACCGCTTGTGATAGTGACAAGTTCGTAGGGTCTGTGTCCTCTTGTGATTTCATTTAGTCCATCCCACGGGTACGGTATACTTTGCACCTGACGCTTGTTAACCAGCGCCTCCCACGTGTCAGCACCAGCGATGATACCGTCCGGCCTGTACACTTTGGCGTCCCACCACGCCTGTGTAAACTCCTGCACCCTGTTAGCCATCAGCATTTCACTGGCATCCTTTAGGGGCAGTGTGCATATCTTCAGTTTGTTGGGGCTGAACAGGTCCTTAATCTGCTCTACTGCTAGCTCCCCAGCCTTGTCTTGGTCAAAGCAGATGACCACGTTATCGTAACCCTCAAGCCACTCTAGCTGTGCCTTGATCTCCTTCGACGCACTGCCAGCGCCTGACCTGAGAGATACCACATCGTACTTCTGTCCGAACATTTCGTAGACGGACATTGCGTCCAGTTCGCCCTCAGTGATCGTGACGTACTTCCCTTTACCACGGCACTGCTTCTGACCAAACAGACCCACGTTAGACATAGAGCCTGACGAAAGAAAGTCTTTGGTCTTGACTACGCGAGACTTTGCGGCTACTAGCTCACCTGTGTCTACGTCATAGTACGGGTAGTAGTGGCGAGCAATCGTACCGTCCGGTGCGTAGTCCACAGTGACCTGATACTTACTTACGGTCTTTTGGGACAGACGCCTGTCGGTGATCTCTGCTACCACACCGGCCATGTTAAGGGTGCTAGGTGATGACACCTGTACCTCCTCTCCTGTTTCACCGTTTACGTGATAGTCACAATCGGCAGAAAAACAGTGGCGGCCCCCATTGGAGTATACCGCCACATTGTTCCTACTACCGCACTTGGGACATTCCTCGTGGTGTAGGAATTTAGAGTCCATCAGAAGTCAGCCACCTCCGGTGACACCTCTGCTTCCTCTAGCACCTTCACAGCCTCCAGATACGTAGGAGTACCGTGGACGGGGTGTGCTGGACCCGTCTTGTACTTCAGACGCACACGGGAGTTATACGGAACCTCACCCATGTACGGATTGCCTTCAGCATCGTACAGACCAATGGTGTACTTGGACTTAAACTTGCGCTGTTTGTTGCCCTCGTAGTCCTTGATCTTGACACCCTGTGCCGCCAGTGTTGCCGCATCGTCCTCCGACATTGTGATTGTCATAGAGAACGCGCCAGTGTCCTGACCGTTGTACACATCGTGCTTGGTGACGTTTGAGAAGTTCACCACACCTTCGATAACTTGACTTGACATATTGGAATAATCTCCGTTGTTGAAAAAAGTCCCCCATTACCCAGAGGACACCTATAGTATCTCACGTTCCTGAGTCTTTGTCAAACCCTTTTTACGTGATTGGTACTTTTTGGCATCTTTCTTTCTGTCCTTGTGTGCGCCTCCTTTGTTGTGATCGTGTTTGGCTACAGGATTCCACCGTCCTCCTGTAGTAACTCCTGTAGTATTATTCATTGGTTTAATCCTTTAGTTAATTCTTTAGTAGTCCTTAATACTACTTAAGATGTTATCATAGTTCTCCTGTAATTGCAACACTTCATCCTGTGATAAATTACCATCATCAGGTATTGACTCCATGTTCTCTAGCTCCCAATGGGTAGTAATAGAGACTGTCAGACAATCTGTACACAGGTCATAGTGTACCCCGTTAGCGTCCTTTTTCAGTACCTCTAGATCGTCCAAGATCACATCACACGCCTTACACCTCATCCGTTGTCCTCCGGTCCAAAGATTTGTCCAAACGCTCTACAGAGTTCTTTGTAGTCCATAGCGCTGTACTTCTCACGTATCGACGTACGTGCAATGGCGACCACGGTTGCAAAGTCAATGAACCCTAGCTCGTAT